GAAGATTCCAGTTCCTAAAGGACCTGATGATATAGAAGGCTGGACAAGATACAATGAAGCAATGGGAGTTCCAGCAGTTGCGGAAGGATATAATCTTCCAGATGTTGAGATTCCAGCAGACCTTCAAGGGATGTCTTTTGACAGAGGGCAGTTCTCGGAGATAGTACATAAGTTAAATCTCACACCAACTCAAGCAAGTGGCTTGTGGGGTGTATATACTCAGAAGAGCATTGACACATATCAAGGTGCTCTGAGAGCAAGAGAGGGTGAACTCAATGGTATTAAGAACTCTCTGATTCAAGAGTATGGTGACGCATACCAAAGTAATATCCAACTCGGACAGATGGTTATTAATAAGTTTGCAGCCGACAAAGATGATAATGATTATATAACGGCTCTCTTATCTAAAGATGCTAGAGGTATCAGATTCTTAACAAAGATAGGTGGAGAGTTTGCAGAGAACAAGATTAGCGACTTTAAGTATAGCAGACACAGCCAGACTCCAGACCAAGCACAGGCGGAGATAGATGCGATACTAGCTGATCCAAACAATGCTTACAACAATGAGCACGCGCCAGAAGAAGAGCACAACAAGATGGTAGAATATGTTAATAACTTATATTCACAGATAGCAAAGGTTAAGCAAGGACAAGTTACGATACCCCTTACTCAGCCTTAATGACTGGTCGGACAAGTTGAAATACCCCGACAATGCTGTATAGCTTAAGTGCGACCCTTGAAAGAGGATAATCAACCTTTAGCAAAGGTGAAGCAAAGAGATTAACCTTAAAGAGGAGCAACTGATGGCAGACTCACAGAATGAGATTTTCGCACAAGCTTACAGTCGCAACATTATGCAGTTGGCTCAACAGAAGTACAGTAAGTTGATTAATACTGTATATATCAAGCCGAATGTAACTGGTAAGACATTCTTCCAAGACAGAATAGGACAATGGAATATGTCAGCAAAGGGTGGTCGTAATGTAGCAACACCGAACAACGATCCGAACCTTTCTCGTAGAATGGGTACTATGCTTGACTTCCACGATGCAAGGCTTTTAGACAGAGGTGATGAAATCCGTACTATCTCTGACCCTAGAAGTGCTTACAACATCGCAGCAGCTGGTGCTTTGGGTCGTACGATTGATGATAGGATTCTTGCAGCCGCAGTTGGCACAGCTAACTATGGTGAGACAGGTTCAAGTTCAGTAACACACAGTAACGTAGTAGCCACGACTGCTGGCTCTCTTTGGCTCTCAAACATCACAGATATCAAATTAGCTTTTGATGATGCTGATGTAGAAGAAGAAGATAGAGTTATGGTTGTTACACCTACTGTCTTAGCTCAAATGCTTGAACAGGAGCAGATGACTTCTGCTGATTATAATTCAGTTAAAGCTTTAGTAAAGGGTGATATTAATACCTTTATGGGCTTTGAATGGATTAAGTCTACTAGAATTGCTAAGATATCTGGTGGTAATGCTGATGCAGCTAACTACTCTTGTATCGCTTACAACAGATATGGTATCTGTGCAGCTCTAGCGTCTCAACCTCTTGTAAGAACTGATGAGAGAACTGATTTAAGTTACTCTTGGCAGATATACTACGAGCTTAATGTCGGTGCAGTTAGGCTTGAAGAAGCAAGAGTTGTCTCTGGCAACGCCTAAAGGGTATAGTTGTTAGGGTAATTTTATTCCGCTATAGGCGGGAAGGAGCGGTACGAATATGGCAGCAACAGCTTTTGACGCAGCTAATGTAACAAAGTTTAACGCAGGTGGTAGTGGGGATAATGTTATCTCCGATGGTTATATCAAATCAGTAGAGAAGATATGGATTGATAGCTTCACGCTAACAGGCACATCTACTCACAATACTATTGATATAGCTGTGATAGATAGTAACAAGAAGATTACATCAATCGATGTGACTCTCTTGGCAGGAGCTTCATTGACAACTAACACCATAAGAATAGGACATCAGGGCGATGCGGATGCGTTCTTTAGTGCAGAAATAAGCTCTAACGAGACTTTTGCAACTATCAGCATACCTTATGGTCTGTTCCAGACTGTAGGGTTAGGTATTGCACCTTGTCACGGGAGTGCTGTAATGCCTCACACCACGGATGGAACAACAGGCACGATTACTGTTGATCTATTCAACTGGACAGTAACAAGTGCGACTATTAAGACAATAGTTCGCTACACTTAAAGATAATGGTCTTGGGGGCGAAAGCCCCCTTTACCTTATAAGGAGATGATATGGCTGTTACTAAGACTTCACTTGTAAACAAAGCTTTAACTTTAACTGGAGCTAATCCAATAACTAATATAGATGACTCTGCTCAGAATGCTAGAGTAGTTAATAGGGTATATGAAATATCATTAAAATCTATTCTCTCAGAGTGCAAGTGGAACTTTGCAACAAAGAGAAGGCTTTTGTCTTTATCAGCTAATACTATGGCTTGGACTTACACTAATGAAGTTTATGTATATACTAAACCCGCAGAAGTTATAAGAATCTTTGGAACTAATGACGATGACGCTGAGTGGAGAGAAGAGGGAGATTACATAATATCTGATACCGCTGGTCTGGGAATTATATATACTTATTATCTTGATACACCAGCTAAATATCCACCAGCATTCTTAGAAGCACTAATAGACAAGCTTTGCTCAGATATAGCTTATATGATATTAAACTCTAATACAGTTGCCTCAGGCTTCTTGGAGAAGTATCACAAAGTATCTCTCCCAAAAGCGACAGCAATAGATGCCCAGATTGGTAAGCAACAATATGTTAAAGATGATGCTTGGGTTAGGTCTATGGATCAAGATGGGAGTACAACTCTATAATGCCTAAGCTAGATCAAAGTTGGGGAGATAGTAAGCCAGTAACTCTGTATGCCAAGCGTACTGATGCAGACTCTAGCATAACAATAATATACGAATGAAAATAGATCATATTAAAACAAGTTTCGTTGGCGGAGAGTTCAGTCCATCTCTCTTTGGTAGGACAGACATTCAGCAGTATGACTATGCTTGTCAGATAGTAGAGAACTTCTTGATTAGACCTTATGGTTCTGCTATATCAACACCCGGATCAGAGTATATGTATGAGAGCAAATCATCAAGCACTATAGCAAGGCTTGAGCCTTTCATATTCTCTAGGACTAATGCCTATGTAATTGAAGTGGGGAATCTATACTTTAGGTTCTATGCTGGCGGAGACGATGGCGGTATCGTTGTAACAACTGGAACTACACCTTTTGAAGTTGCTCACACTTATACAGAGTCTGAGATATGGGATTTACAGTTCACTCAAAAGAATGATGTCTTATGGATATTCCATCCAGATCACGCACCGGCACAGCTTACAAGGAAAACAGCATCTAGCTGGACTCTTGCTGACTTGGCTTTCTTAGGTGGGCCATTTATGGATGACAATACTGAGGCTACGACTCTATCGGTAAACAACTCATCTGGAACTATTAATGTTACTGCATCATCAGCTCTGTTTACTGTCTCAGGCTCTACAATAGGGCATACAGGTTCATTCTGGAAGATAGGCGGTACAAGGACTAACTCAACTACAGGACTTGAAGAGCAAGGATATGTACAAATAGATAATGTTGTAAGTACGACTGTTGTTACTGCATCTGTAATAAATATTATAACTGTTACTGGAGCGACTACTTCGTGGGCTGAGGGTTCTTGGTCTGCTGTTAGAGGTTGGCCTGCTTCTGGTGCTTTCTTTGAAGGCAGGCTGTTTACAGCAAGGACAGATTCAGAGCCTAACAAAATATGGGGTTCTAAGACTTTTGTATATGATGACTTCTTAGCAGGTGCTGAGGCGGATGATGGGCTTGTCTTTGCCTTGTCGGCTAATGAGTCTAATGATATTAAGTGGCTTATATCTTCTAATAAATCTTTAGTCGCTGGAACTTATGGCGGTGAATTTACCATTAAGTCCTCTGATGACTCTGGAATGACACCAACGAATGCTAATGCTCAACAGCAGGCATCTATAGGTTCAGAACCAATAAAGCCTAAGCGTATCGGTAACTTTGTTTATTATGTGCAGAGGTTTGGTTTAAAAATAAGGGAGCTATTCTATTCTTGGGATTTAGATACTTATAAAGCTATAGATAAAACTATACTGTCTCCTCATATAACTGGGGATGGAATTGTTGATATGGCTTATCAGCAGAACCCAGATACAATACTCTGGTGCGTTACTACAGGTGGAACTATAGCAACTCTTACCAGAGAGATAGACCAAGAGGTTCAGGCTTGGAGCAGACAGGTAACAGATGGATATTATGAGTCCATAGCGGTTATACCTTCACCAGACCACGCTTATGATGAAGTTTGGGTTTTAGTAAGGCGAACAATAGACGGAGATACTAAGAGGTATGTAGAGAGGTTTAAAAACATAGTCGTACCAGACAGACAAGATGATTGCTATTATGTTCACTCTGGGCTTAAGTATTCGGCTTATGATGCTACATCAACTGGCACGGCTAATATATCTATATCTCCTACAACAAGCACTACGGATGCAACTATTACTATCACATCTTCAACTGCTTACTTCTCAAGTGATGATGTAGGGCAGAGGATAAGAGCAATAGATTCTGATGGTGATACAGTAGGTGAGGTTGAGATAACATCTTATACTTCAAGTACAGTAGTAAATGGAATTGTAAGATATGTGTTTGATGACCACGCTTACGATGGTGGAGATTGGGGGTTGTCTGTAGATACTATCTCTGGGTTAGATCACTTAGAAGCCAAAACTGTTGTTGCCTTAGCAGATGGCGGTCTTGATCAACCTAATAAGACTGTATCTAGTGGAACGATAACTCTGGCTTATGATTACTTCAAGGTCATTGTAGGGCTTCCTTACAATCAAACAATACAGACTCTACCAATAGAGGGTGGTTCTCAAAGAGGAACATCTCAAGGCAAGATACAAAGAATAAACCAAGTAGCCTTAAAGGTAAACCGCTCTCATTTAGGTTTCTATATAGCTGGCACAGAAGAATTGTTAGAGAGAGTAAACTTTAGAGACCCTACTACTTTAATGGGTACTCCAGAATCTTTATATACTGGTGTAATAGCTAACATTAATTTTAGGGATGATTGGACATATGGTGCTCAAGTGTACCTACAGAACCAAGACCCTCTACCTATGGAAGTCTTAAGTATAATTTCAACTGTTACTACAAATGATAAATAAGGGGTAATTATGGGATTGTTTACTGGAATACTGGCAGTAATGGGAGTAGCTCAAGCGGCTTCTCAAATTTCAGCTGGAAACGCTGCCAGCAGAGAAGCTAAATACAATGCTGGTCTTTATGATCAACAAGCAGAGGCAATAGAGAGCGGTAAGAAGATTGAGTCTTATCAGTACGATAGGAAGAGAAGGTCTTTAATAGGCTCTATCACTCAGAGGACAGCCAAGAGCGGGTTTGAGTTCTCTGGAAGTCCAGTCCTTGTTATGATGGACTCTGTTGCTCAATTAGAGCTTGATAGACAGATAGGGCAATACAATCTTGATGTACAGAAATCACAGGCTAAAGGTATGAGTACAATGTATAAGAGTAAGGCTAAGTCGGCTAAGTTGGCTGGTTATACAAATGCTTTCACTACCTTACTTAGTACGGCTTATATGACAAATGCTATGACTGTTAAAGGGATAGGAGCACCACAGCAAATAGGAAGCCAAAGAGGCTATAGAATGAGTAGCGGTAAACTATATACTTAAATATAAAAGGGGTAAAATATGCCTAACTTACCAACATATCAATCGCAAAGACAATTAAGCACCGAGAAGAGAGGTGCAGTACAACAAGGTGCTGCTGATACAGCTAATATAATCTCTCAAGGGATAGGTCAAGTTAAAGATATATCCCAGAAATGGGTTGATGCTATTGCTACAGTTCAATACACTACGGCTAAGGCAAACTCTTCTGCTGCTTATTTAGATTTATATTCTAGGGCAAGTCAAGAGCCAGACTTTAGTAAGAGAGGTCAATATCTGGAAGAGGCTAACAAGATTGCCTCAGAGGCTATGGATAGCGTCAAAGACCAGAGAGCAAAGAATAAACTCTACAATGATTTGACATATGAGAGCAAGGCTAATCAAATTAAGATAAATGCTCACTTCAATGCTAAAGAGATTGAATCTGGTGTTACTAAATTAGAGGAAGAGATAGAGACTAATATAAGGAAGAGACTTACCGCTGGAACTGATGCCGAGAAAGAGAAAATAGATATTGACACTATCGGGGATATAATGTCTAACCAAGAGGGTGGAATTATAGATAGCAAACAAGCTAAGAAATACAAAGAGAGCTATCAGAAGCTTTCGGTGCAATATGAAATAACCCGAGATGAATCTTTAACAGAAGATGTATCTGGATTACTTGATAAGCTTGATAAGGGTGAAGGTCTTTATGGAAAACTTCCTACAGATGTTAGGCTTGGTTTGATAAAAGAATTAAAGGCGAGGATATATCAGAACAACCAGACATATAAAAGGGATATGAAGGATGCCAGCGTTAAGAAAGTAGATGATGTTCTATTAGAGATAGATGAGGGTACTGCTACAATAGATACTATCAATGAGTTGGTTAGGTCGGCACAAGAAGATGAAGATGGCCCTACTATAAAAGAAGCACTAAGAATTAAGAAGGGGTTTGTTAAGGTTCAGAACCTAGAATTTGAAAATGTTATTTTAGATAGCGATAAAGCATATAGATATAGCCAGTCGGTAAATAAGTTTATTGAAAATTCAAGAGATAAGGATAGGATGAGGCAGTTCATAGTTGAATCATTTGCAGATGGAGACCTATCCCCGAAGGAAGCAAAGTTCTGGAATGACTTTAGCAAAATAGAGAGTGATTTCAAGAAGGAGCAAGTCAAGAGAGCATTCAAAGAGATATTCTCTTTAGGTGCTTATGATGGTGCAAAGCCAGACGAGATAGGGCTTGCATCCGATATAAGAGAATTAGTAAGCCAGCTAATTGATGGGGTAGACCCAGATGTAGCCGCTGGAAATATAATTACAGACAAGGTGGCGACTAAGCTTGGGATAGCTGATTGGAAGAATATACCATCTAAGGGAGAAATATATTTAGACCCAGCTGGTAATAAGCTTATTGTTTTCCCAGATAGGTCTTACAAGGAGATTGAATAGTGGCATTTGATTTTG